GTGAGCGACAGGGCTACCCGAAGGTAGCCCCGCCTGTTTTTCTTACGTGATATTCGCAGTTGACTTGACTTCGATCTGATAGGGGTTACCAGACGTAATACCGACACAGCGACCAGTGAATCCTGCCATGATCAGGTCACCCATTCCTTCAAGGCCAACCTCGTAGGTGTCATAGCTGACTCTGTTACCCTGCAGCTTCACGCCTGACGAACCAGCGGCGAATGTAGCTCCACCGTTAGCCGACTCAAGCTTGATAGCACGGGTAGTATTGGCAACCATGTTGTCATAGTCAGTACGGGTGAGGAAGTCAAGCTCCGACTCAATCTCGGCTTCCGTGATCCCGTAGCTGATATAGCTTGCCGACCTGAGCGTATTGATTCTGTTCTGTGCCTCTGCATTGTAGTTAGCACGGAATGTGAATCCATTAAATCCCGTATCTGCAGCGCCGAACGTAGGCGTTGCGGCGGACGCGGCAAGATACACCTGATGCGCGGCGGCACCAAGTAGATCGGGTGCAGACCACGAAGGCGACGGAGCCGACTGCACTGCTTCGGCTAGGCCGAGAACACTCATAGTGCAGCGAAGTACACCGTCGTCCATACCCAGGACGAATTCAAAGCTACCGACGACACAGCCTGTATAGCCGAACACGACGCTGTTACGAACGATAGTAATTGAGAGCGTCTTAGGAGTCGTCGTACCCGCCGCTGTGCTTGCAGAACCAGCCGACGACGGCGTATACGTGTAGGTATACGGAGGGCCAGCCGACTTAGCAATTGTGTGTCGGGAAGCGTACATCCAATATGGGAGGTTAGTAGGATCGACTTCCATTTCGATATCGCCTTCGACATGGTAGAAACTCTGCTTCACGTCAGAAACAACCGTCTGCTGACGAATCTGCTCAGAGTAATACTTATCTTCGTTGTACATCAGAGATTCACTGAGAATCGGAACGAAGATCGTTGGGGCAACATATGTGCCCATAGTAGTTTCAAAGGCGATACCTACCTTACCGCCTCCACCTAGTCCAGCAGGCATTAAGTGTCACCCCCTTCTTTCACATCGGACGCTTTTGTACCCGTCAACTTGATATAGTCGGGTACATCTTTGTGCCCAAAGACCTGTTTAACTGTGAGTCCACCACTTCGATTAAAGATGGCTAGCTCGTCTTCCTCAGTCAATGTTGCAGAACCACCATTCTTGACGAGAACACCATCCATATCGAATTCCCAATCCTTTGGGAAATCGGGATGATCCACTTCCAACTTGTATGCCATTGATCCTCCTGCTATCCAACTTCGTAGGGCACTCGATTTTCACCAACCCACGTTAGCCGAGTTGTAACTATGGTGGAGAGACTACCCCCGATGATCCTTGCAGCTATCCCAGGGTTCTCACCATTCACAAATCCAAAGATGATATGACCATTCTGCGTGTAGTTTGTGTGGAGCAGGTGTCGAATTGCTGTTGCCAGTTCAATATCCTTACGTGAACGAGTCGCCCTACCTACCGTTAGCTCTGCGTGAAAAACCCACAGGTCAAGGTAGAACTGTTTGAGAAATTGTCCCGTAGCATGCTGTTGCGTATCTGTCCGATCTGTCTGAACCAACACAGCGGGATACTGTGGGATAAGTTCCTCATCATTCTGAGCAATGTAGCGAAGGCCCAGGGTTGCCTTGTTATCGTTAAGTAGGTCAACGATGAAATCAAAGGGTTGTAGGATATCATAGTAATCCTGTGCCATTAGAGCTTAGGCAATGGCCCTCGACCGACAGAGGAACGAGATACGAAGCCTGTTGCACCACGAATGGAGTGTCGGGCACCAATCCTTCCTGTGGAAGTAGGATAAAGGCTGATAGCCGCGTCAAACCACTCAGTGAACAGACCATAGACTTTCAGTACAGATTCATCGGACAGGCCGAGAAATGATCGCTGTGGCAAGGGAGGACTACGATCTTCCGCCCCTGATTCATGCTCAAGTCCATATGAAGGCAACGCCGTAGTCTTATAGAAAACCGTATCGTGTGTCACTATCGTGGCCTCTGAAGAACTAGCTGCTTCCATCAGAGCATCCGTCTGTCGGAGAATACCGATATTAGGATACGCTTCTGCAACTGGCCTATATGATTCAGACCACTCTTTCCATGCGTTACCTTCGGGATCAGTACCAGTTTCAAACCGTTCCCTGATACTAGCCTGTAGCTCCTCACTTGCAGCCATAAGCGGCGGTACACGATTTTCAAGTGCAACTGCAACAGCTTCTAAACTACGTGCAAAGACAGCAGGATTAGGCTCCCAGGTAAAAGTGATAGAACTCAATACCGACCATCCATCGTGAACACTGGCTCACCAGTAGAATCATTGGGCCAGAAGTACGTGTTGTCAAACTGAACAGTTACAACACCATCAACGATAATACTACCATCAATGATGCCCTGTAGCATTGCCATTGCTTCGTCGTACTTATTCTGTGCGAACTGTGGATCATCTAGTGACTGCTCCGAATACCGTGTACGATAAATAAGAGCAGCACAGAGGCGACCAGCAGCCGCACGGATTACTTCCGGTACATTAGTAGGGGCAGTCCATAGTGCCATCGTAGCGGCCGGAATGACCTCTGCGAGGTAGCCCCTGACGATCCGCTCAGTGTCTAGTTTACACTTTGCTAGATCGTCAGGGATTTCCTCTATCTTCAGTTTGTCGTATGGCAGATGAACTTGCACATCTGGATCATCGACAATCGCCATTGCTACTTGACTCCGACCGGCTTAGCTTCAACTTCCTTTGCTTCATCGGCGGGAGGATTCTCAGGTAGAGGCTGAGTCAGAGCAAGCTCCATGAGAATGTTCTGATCAAAGTCACCCGATTGTGTAACTAGACTCCTGATGACGGCCTGTGCAGGCGAAGTATATTCGTCAGCGTCGGCAGGCATAGGATAGGGACGAATCGATCCACCTTCGATCATCGCGTCCCATTCATCATCCGACAGCCCTGACTTAGCCTTGGTCACTTCGCTACCAACATCGAGAGTGTTCCTACTAAGTAGAACAGTCTTCTTTTGACCAATAGGTGAAGTGACTTCGCCAACTTCACCCCCGTTATGGATCGTACTCCAAACGTAGAACTTAGCCATTTGCATCCTCTCCTATTACCAAGCGGTCGAACTGAAGGCGTCCTTGATCAAGTAGCCTGCAACCGACGACGTGACCTTTAGATCGTACTTCCAAGACGTGCGAACGAGGTCAGACTTGCGCTCCTCCTCACGCCAACGATCAGTCGGCTTAGTCGAACCATCCGGATAGATTTGTGCGAAAGTCTTTCCGAATGACAGGTCGTTCAACTGCATGTCAGGCTGCACGTATGCGAGGATAACGTCCTTGCCCCACGCAAACAATGCCGACTCAGTTGCTTCCTGAATATCGTTATCGTTGTACCTATCGTCACCGACGAGAACCATCTCACCTTCAAAGCCAGTGAGAATCTTCCACGCCTCCGGATCAGCAAGGCTGAGTCCGGCGAAACGAGCAACAACGTCAGGATGCTCAGCAAGCCAACCGACGCCGATGCTACCGATAAGCATACGATTCGGTGCAATACCGATCAGGCTTTGAATCTTACGAACAGCGGCCTGAACGATCTTCAACGGGTCAGAAGTTGCACCCGCATAGTTATCCCACTGATCTGCCGCCGCGAGGGTGACAGTATTGCCAACGGGATATGTTGCAGTGTTCCTAAGCAATGCAGCAACAGCAAGTTCATGCTCAAGCTGAAGTGAACTATTGACGAGTTCAGCAGCATCCTGCTCGGGGTCAAGCTGCAACGCGCCACCGAAAGTTGCATTGGCGAGTCCACCCTGAGAATTAAGCTCCTGCCTTTCCTCGTCTGCGACAGCGGCCTGAAGTGAATGCTCAACAGTCTTGAACGTGTCTTCAGACCAGCGGCCTCCGCGCACTTCATTGGCGACCGTACCAGGCTCACGCCTTGAGAAGAAACGAACACGCTTGCTTCTATCGAAAACGCGATACCTACCAGACTGTGTATTAACAGCAGCCTGTGGCATCATCCTCAATCCCACAAAAGAGGGATTGGCGTACCCGACCGAGAAATCCGTAAGGATGGGGTCGGAGTACAGAGTACCAGGATCATACATCATGACTCTAAATCACCCCTTCCTTACGCAGTTCCAGCAACATCACCATCGAGTGAAAGATGCACAC